GGTGCAGATTTACTAATCATTGACGATCCACACTCAGAACAAGATGCTCTATCTCCAAAGGCAATGGAGTCAGCTTATGAGTGGTACACCTCAGGTCCAAGGCAACGTCTACAACCAGGAGGCATAATTGTGATAGTAATGACCAGATGGAGCACTAAGGATCTGGTTGGTAATGTTTTAAAAAAACAATCTGACGAATATGCTGACCAATGGGAGGTTGTAGAGTTCCCGGCTATCATGCCTGAGTCTGAAAAACCTCTGTGGCCTGAGTTTTGGAAAAAAGAAGAACTACTAGGAGTAAAGGCATCTTTGCCTATTGGTAAATGGAACAGTCAGTGGATGCAAAATCCGACTGCCGAAGAGGGTTCTATAGTAAAGAGAGAATGGTGGCGGAGATGGGAGGAAGACGAAGTTCCTGAGTATAGTTATGTAATACAAAGCTATGACACGGCTTTCTCTAAAAAAGACACAGCTGACTACTCTGCAATCACCACATGGGCAATATTCAATCTTGGTGATGAAAACGCAGACCAAATAATTTTATTAGATGCTAAAAGAGTGCGTTGTGATTTTCCCGAATTGAAAAGGTTAGCACAAGAGGAATATAGATATTGGAAACCTGACTGTGTTTTAATAGAGGCAAAGGCGAGTGGTACACCTCTAACACAAGAACTAAGAAGGATGGGCATACCTGTAACTGCTTATGCACCGAGTAGAGGGCAAGACAAAGTTGCTAGAATGAATAGTGTAGCTCCTATTTTCGAATCGGGTATGGTATGGGCACCTGACCACAGTTTTGCTGATGATGTTATAGAAGAAATGGCAGCTTTTCCATACGGTGACCATGATGATTATTGCGATAGCTCTACTATGGCACTTATGCGTTTCCGACAAGGTGGTTTTGTATCACTTGATGAAGATTATCAAGAAGATGTAAGATTTTTGAAAAAAAACAGAGTAGTGTATTATTGAGAGATGAAAATTTTTGCGACAAAATTTATACACAACGGTCAAGAATATACTGGGCCTGACATACATACGGATACGGAGGAAAATGCTCGTATTATTGCTGAGGGGCAAGGGTATGTGCTGACAGGTGAATTAACTGACATTTTTGATTTAGATTTTGTCCATAGACCGAGGGTAATTCACTGATGGCTATTGAAAAACAATTAGGCACAGAAAATGACGAGAACATAAAAAAACAAGGTTCAGCTGTTAGCATACAACCTGAACAGAGTAGAGCTGACCAAATAAAAGAGGCAGCAGAGATTCTAGTAAATGAAGAACAACTTTTAGTAGACGATGAAATAAACCAAGAGCCTCAACTTGTAGATGACTTCAACATGAACTTGGTCGATGTACTTGGTGACGATGTATTGCAAAAAATATCTAACGATTTATTAAGTTCTATAAGAAGTGACAAAGAATCACGCAGTGAGTGGGAAAGGACATACACAGACGGTCTAAAATACCTCGGTATGAAATTTGATGAATCTAGGTCACAACCTTTTGAAGGCAGTTCAGGAGTTGTTCATCCGATTTTGGCAGAAGCCGTTACCCAGTTCCAAGCTCAAAGTTACAAGGAAATGTTACCTGCAAAAGGACCAGTAAAAACAGAAATAATCGGTGCGAGAACGGTAGAAACAGAAAATCAAGCAGAGCGAGTTCAAGAGTTTATGAACTATTACATTATGAATGTAATGGATGAGTACGACCCTGAGTTAGACCAACTTTTATTTTATTTACCTTTAGCTGGGTCTGCTTTCAAAAAAATATATTACGACCAATCCTTGAATAGAGCAGTATCAAAATTTGTACCGCCTGAGGACTTAATAGTACCTTACGAGGCTACTGATATTAGTTCTGCTGAGAGAATTACTCATGTAATTAGCATGTCAACAAACGAGATAAAAAAACAACAGCTCGCAGGTTTTTATGCCGATGTCGATATAAAAAGTGAAAGCTACAACCCTGAAATGTCTGATATAGAAGAGGCTATCGATGAAATACAAGGTGTTGAGCCTAGTTACAAAGAAGAAAGAAACAGGAATGTTTTTGAGGTGCATACTGTTCTTGACATAGAGGGTTTCGAAGATAAAAAAGAAAACGGTGAGGTTTCAGGTCTTAAACTACCTTACATCGTAACAATAGACGAGAACTCGAGAAGAGTCTTGTCTATTCGTAGAAACTATGACTCAAACGACCCTATGAAAAACAAAATAAATTATTTTGTGCAATACAAGTTTTTACCCGGATTAGGCTTTTATGGCCTTGGTTTATCGCACATGATTGGTGGTCTGTCTAAAGCATCTACTTCTATACTAAGACAACTTATTGATGCAGGTACACTAGCCAACTTGCCAGCTGGATTCAAGGCTAGAGGTATGCGTATTAGGGATGAAGATGACCCATTACAGCCGGGTGAGTTTAGAGATATAGATACTACTGGCGGTTCATTGAGAGAGAATTTGATACCTCTACCCATAAAAGAGCCGAGCAATGTTCTTATGCAGTTGCTTGGTATATTAGTAGACTCAGGTAAAAGATTTGCGGCTATTGCAGATATGAATGTCGGTGATATGAACCAAGCCATGCCTGTTGGCACTACTGTCGCTTTGTTAGAAAGAGGCACCAAAGTTATGAGTGCTATTCACAAAAGATTACATTATGCCCAAAAGTTAGAGTTCGGCTTGCTTGCCAAAGTCTTTAATGAGTTCTTACCACCAGTATATGAGTATGCAGTTGGTTCAGGGAACCAAGAAATAAAACAACAAGATTTCGATGACAAAGTAGATATTATTCCTGTATCTGACCCAAATATATTTTCACAAAGTCAAAGAGTGACTCTAGCACAAGAGTTATTACAAATGGTGCAATCTAATCCGCAGATACATGGGCCTTTGGGCATATATGAGGCATATAAAAGAATGTATGGTGCGTTAGGTGTTGATAATGTCGATGCTTTAATTCAACCACCGCCTGATATGACACCTAAACCAATCGATGCTGGACTAGAAAATTCAGGTTTTTTGATGGGACAGCCAGCTCAAGCCTTCGAGGGACAGAACCATGAGGCACATTTACAAGCACATAGTGGTTTGTTTCTAACTCCAGTTGTGATGCAGAATCCACAAATACAAGCACTTATAGTTAGTCATTGTATGCAACATCTACAGTTTTTATCTGTGCAGGTAGCACAACAACAAATGCCACCTGAGGTGATGGAAAGAATACAAGCCGTACAACAACAGATTCAGATGGTTTCTCCACAAGAGGCACAAATGATTATTCAAGAAATACAAATGATATTAGACCAATTTAGTTCGCCAATATTAGCTGCCTTAACAGCACAATTTCTACAATCTATTGGTATGGGTGGGGATGCTGACCCATTAGTAGAGATAAGAAAAGCTGAATTACAGTTGCGAGACAAGGAACTTGACCAAGAGTCAGAGCAATTTATTGCAAGACAAAATCAAAGAGCACAAGAGAAACAAGTAGACAGTCAATTACAGTTACAAAGATTGGATATACAAAAAGCTATAGCTGATGATAAACTTGGGGTGTCTAAGAATAGACTTAAACAAAATGCCGATTTAAAATTATTAGAATTGGAACAAAAATTTAGGAGTTAAAATGACTACATCATACCGCTTAGAGGCACAAAAAAAACTTAAGGCTGAAAAGAAACTTCTTCGTGAGGCTGAGGCAGTTGCTCAAAAAGAACAAAGAGAACTAGAAGAAAAGAAAAGAGTTGCTAACGAAGAAAGGATAGCAAAAAAATTAGACAGAATAGCTAAAGGTTTACCAGTAGAGGATGTAAAACCAAAAGTAAAATCTGTTAAGAAAAAAGTTAAACAAATAAGCAAAAAAGTAAAAGTAAAAAAATCTAAATGAATGACATAGATTTTCTCGATAAGCTAAAAAAACTTTTAGAGGACAGAGAGAAACAAATCCAAGAAACTATGATGAGTGGTGGCTTGAAAGATATGGAACATTACAAATATTTGCAAGGTGAACTTTCTGCTTTATACTATATTACAAATGGCATAGGAGACATGCTGAAAAAAAGTGACAATAATGAGTGACGAAAAAAAATTAGACGATGCTTATGTAAGTCCTGAGGAGCGAGTGCTAGACCCTGAAAAATTAGATGGCTCAGTGCTCGACAGGATGCCACAGCCTACAGGATGGCGAATGTTGGTTTTACCTTATGCAGGTAAAAAAACATCTAAAGGTGGTATAGTCTTAGCAAAAGAGACAATAAACAGAGAGGCATTGGCTACAGTAGTGGCCTATGTGGTAAAAATGGGACCTTTGTGTTTTAATGATACTAAGAGGTTTGGCGACAAGCCTTGGTGTCAAGAGAAACAATGGGTTTTGATAGGACGATATAGCGGTTCTAGGTTTAAACTCGATGATGGTGCAGAAGTTCGTATCATCAACGATGACGAAGTTATTGCCACTATATTAAATCCTGATGACATAGTGAGTGTATAAATGAGTGAAGAAGAAAAGAAAGTACAAGATAACGAAAACGAAGTAGAGGTCGAGGTAGTTGATTCTGAACCAAGTGATGCCCCTGAGTCCGTTGAGACAAAAGAGGATGAATTAGAAAATTATACAAAAAATGTTTCTAAGAGAATAAACAAACTAAACGAAAGAAACAGAAAAACACAAGAAGAAAATGCTTTACTAAAAGCAAGACTAGTTGAGAAAGACCAAGAAAATCTTAGCCTGCGTAATGTTGCTGTAGAGAGTCAATCTAATTTACTAGCCAAACAAGAAGAGGCTTTAGATGCAAAACAAACACAAGCAGAGGAGCTTTATAAAAAAGCTCTTGCTAGTAACGATGCAGAACTAATTAGTAAGGCAGACACACTGAAAAGTGAGCTTGTAATCGAAAAAGAAAAGTTGCGAGTTGCAAAACAAAGAGCCGAGCAACCACAACAAGTGCCACAATATCAACAAGAGTATCAACAACAAGAGCCACAAAATGTACAACCAACAAAAGAGGCTTTAGATTGGTATGCGAAGAATAGTTGGTATGGTGACCAATCTGATGAAAACAACATGCGTGCTACTAAGTATGCTTACTTTCAACATAATATGTTAATAGATGAAGGCTTCGAGGCTGACTCTAGTGAGTATTATCAAGAGTTAAACAATAGAATTGAACAAGTTTATCCCAACTTAAAAGGGAATGTCGGTGCAAACGAAAGCGAACCCGCTGTGCAAAGGGTTGCCTCAGCCTCCGTTGGAGGTCGACAAAAAACACAGGGCAGTAAGAAGAACGGTGTTACTTTCTCTAAATCGGAAGTTGACCGCCTTCGTGGACTTAAGCCACACAATATGTCTGAAGAGGCATGGCTTAAATCCGTTGCAAAGGAAAAGCAAAAAATCGATGCAAGGGAGGCAAAATGAACGATAAAGAGCAAGTGACAAACACTAGAAATTCTCGTGATTCCGAGACACACGATAAACAATCTCGCAGACAACCATGGAGGCCAGTAAGAAAACTTGAGACTCCTGCACCACCTGAAGGCTATGAGTATCGTTGGATACGAGAGTCTATGTTGGGACAAGAGGATAGAGCTAATGTAAGTAGAAGACTTAGAGAAGGTTGGGAACTCGTAAGAGGTACTGATTTACCTTCTGAGTACGACTACCCAACAGCTGATTCAGGCAGACATGCTGGTTTAGTTTATACAGATGGACTACTCTTAGCAAAAATACCAGTAGAAACCAAGCAAGAAAGAAATGCTTATTATGAGCAACAGACATCTGCGAAAAGTGCCGCACTCGATAACACTATGTTTAACGAGTCGTCAAAAGATGGTCGCTATGTTAAGTATGATTCTAAGAGGAAATCCGAAGTTACTTTTGGAAAAAAGTAAACATTATTTGAATTAAGGAATTATTATGGCAAATAAAAACGCACCTTTCGGAGCAAAGCCAGTTCGAATGATGGGTGGAGCACCATATAGTGGTGGCCAGTCTAGGTACAGAATAGCTAGTGGAGCCACAACTCCTATATTCCAAGGCGACTTGGTAACTCAATTGACAGCCGGTGTAATTGGCCGTCATGCAGCGACAGGCACGGTTCCTGTAGTAGGAGTTTTTAATGGAGTTCAATATACAGACCCAACCTCAGGAGAACAGGTTTTCAAAAACCATTATCCGGGCAGTATTTCTGCATCGGATATAATCGCCTCTGTAATAGATGACCCTAATGTCGTATTTGAATACCAAGCAGATGCCGCTTTTCCAGTGGCAGACCTATTTGGTAATTTCGATATAGTAGAGTCATCTCCTGTAGGGGATACAAAGTCGGGCATATCAGCCGCACAATTAGATGTTGGAACAGGAGCTACTACAGCTACTTTACCACTTAAGTGCATTGATATTAGCCAAGACCCTGATAATGACGATGTTGCATCGTCCAACACTAATGTACTATGCGTGATTCAAAATCATATCATGGGACAAAAAGGAGCTGGATTAGCTTAAGGATATATAATTATGGCAATTTCAAGAGCACAATTAGCGAA